TGGTTCATCCACAGATACTTCCTCTGTTTCTCGCTCCTGAACGGCATCTTCTTCGGTTTTTAAAGGTTCATCTAAATTTATTTTGTATACACCATCATCTTGTAAGCCAAACTCTTGACTTACTTCTCCTTTTTCAACTGCTTGTTCTAAAACAGCTTCTTCTTGACTCTGCGGACTTGTGTCTGCATCTGGCATAACTTCTACTTGTACTTTTTCTTCCATAATATAATATAATAATTAATTGTTTTTATCTTGGTTCGAACCTAGATAAATCAATACCGCCAAGCACATCATTACCTTTTGATTCAAACGATTTAGCTGGTTTACCACTATCAGGTGGCCCAGACAAACTTGCTGTTGAGGTTTTCATTGCCGCAACATCTTTTTGAGTTTCACTTTGTTTTTCTACTAATTCTTTTTGAGCTTGTAGCTCTAATTCCTTTAATTTGACATTTAATTCATATTCAAATTGCATTAATTCTCTTTTTGTTCTAGCTTCTACTTCAAGTTTTTTAATTTCAAATTCAATATCAGCTTGTCTGTATTGTATTTTAGATTCTGTTTTAACTTGTTCAGCTTGGGCTTTAGCATTTTCTACCACCACTTGCGCTTGTCCTTGAGCCTCTGCCTGTGCAGCGCTAGCCGCTTGAGCTTGTTGTTGGTCAACTTGCTGTTTTTTAATTCTCCTATATTTAAGAAGTTGATTTGCTAATTGAATGTTTTTTATTTCTCTAACATCAATAGCGTCCTCTAAAAATATACTACCCTGAGTTAGTGCTGCTTGTATATTAGCTTCCAGCATAGCTTTTTCAGCTTCGTCTGGCTCAAGTTCTAAAAATATACCAAAATCATGCAGGTGCATGTTTTTCATTTCTTCTAAAGATCCTACTGAAAACGGCCCTATAGCACTTATAAAGGCTTCCTTAGTTGGATGATATTCTAAAACATCCTTAAACCTTAAAGCTATACATTCAGCAAGTCTCGTGGTTATAGACATGCTACTATCAAGAATATGCCTTGTGGCTACATTACTATTTGCTGCAGCTAATTTTTGTACACCTACCAAAGCTTTTGGATCTGGGTCCGAACCATCTCTAGCCTCATTTAGCCCAGTTATATCGCGCATCATTTGTATGTACTGATTATATGCACCAACAAGTATTTGAACTTGCCCACCACCACCACCCGGTAGTTCTGTAATAGGTACTTTACCTATATTTTGATCTCCATCCACAGTGAGCGATCTACCTATAATAGATCCTGTTTGAAAATACATGTTTAATGCTTCTTGTGGATTATAGTTAGTACCATTACCCAAATCAATTTCAGCTAGACCATCAGCATCTAAATAAACACCTGAAGGTGTCATTTTTTGTATAGCTTGTTGCATTTTTAAATGCGTTAACTGAATTAAATCAGCATAAGGCATCATCTTAGAAACTAAAGAATTTATAGCTCCTCTATATATTCTAGGTGCACTAACAACATAATTCATTAATACTAAATTAGTATTAGAATTAGGTCTTATCATATTAGAAGCTTTTTCCCATTTTAATAAAGTATTAGAACCTAATATTAAAACACCTTCATAAACTACTTCTACAGCTTCAGCTACTTTTTCAAATCTAGATCTTTGATCTTTTGGGGGATCAAAAGTATCATCTTTTTTGATAGCTTTATTTGCGCCTGTAGATGTTTCTTTTATTTTATATACGTTATTTTCCCAAGTTTTCCAATTGAAATATAGTACCGAAACAATATTGTCATCATTATTGTTTTGAGCATTAGTGTTATCGTTATAGGAAGTCCAGTCATAGCTTTCTCTTGCAAGCTGCCTAAACTCCTCATTAGAAGTACCAGGAAACTCTTTTTTTAATTCATTTAATTTTACTCTTTTAACCTCACCAAAATAATAGCAGTCACTAAAATCAGGGTCTTCTGTATATGACCATATTAAATTAGCTGGGTCAACATAGTTTAACTTTATACCATCCGTATTGTTAAAAGTACATTTACCTGCTCCAATACCTATAGTAGCTAAATCGTAATCAATACGCTTTTTAATGTTTTTGTATTTGTTAGTTAAAAAAACATTATTAATAGCTTGTTCTTCTGCAATTTCTATACCTTGCTTATAATTAAGTTGCATGTACAACTGAAACTCCTCACTATTAAGAGGTAATTCATCTTCTGGAATAGTCCTCGGGGCTTGTCCCAGCTCTGCCTCCATAACTTTTAAAAGTTCAGCGGCTGCTAAATCCCTTTCAATACCTTTTACAAATTTAGTTTTTCTATCTGTAGATAAAGGATCTTGCCCTACTGCTTTTATAGAGAATAATCTATCTTGCATCCCGTTAACTACTATATCTACAAATTTAGGTATAATAGGTACCGGCTTCCAATCTAAATTTAAATACGACAGATCTCCATTTACAGAAAATTCATCTTTATATTTACCTATAGATTGTTCACCTCTAGCATATAGTCTAAGCATATTGTACTGATTAGAAGACTGATAGAATCTTCCAACATTACCATCTCTGTTAAACCAATCTTGTTCGATAGCTTTAGCGACCTGTAACCCATAATCATCTGAACGCTTTTCACCGTCGGAAACTGCCTGACTAGGAAATGAGCTGTATTGCCCTGTTGTTTTTGCCATATTTATTTTATTATCTCACTTCTTGATCCTTTGTTATTATATCTTGAAAACCCAAAATCAAGTATTTTTACTTTTCTTTCTGCGCTGGGCCTGTACATATGTTTTCTACAAGCCATTAAAGCTAAACCACTACTAATAGAAGCATCATGAGCTGTTCTTCGTGATATGTCAAATCTTGCCCAGTCTTCTAAGGTCCGTTGGAAAAACATGTTACCATGATCTTCTCCTTTAGATCCCACATACTCTTCTATATATGATTCTATAGCCGCTGCATGCGCTTGTTTAATATCTTCAGAAGTATTAGGTATTCCCCCTAACTCCACTTCTGTTTTTGATAGATTATATTTTAATTTGTCAGGTCTATTCATGGAAAAACCTCTATATCCTCTTCTTTTTAAATGATATAACAATCTAGGTTTATTGTTTTCTGCAAGTATAGGCATTCCATAAAATACTAAAGCCATTAATACATCTTCAAAAAACACCTCAGCTGTTTGAGGCCTCGCTATATATTCTAAAAAGAATTTAGTGCTTGGAATTAAAGGATCCATAGAAAATGTTGTTAATCCATGAAGAGCACCATTAGACCCACCACCCCCAACAGTACCGCTGATGTCATAACTATCGCACCCGAAGGCTCCGAGTCCATCATTACCAGGATATTTAATACCATTCTTAGTTATTATATTATTTTGAAATTTATTATTAGGTATCCAAGATATATAAAACCTACCTTTAATGTTAGGTTGCCATATTACTTTGCTATCAATTTTACCATTCAACCACCCGAAATTGCCCCGAACAACATGACCTTCTCTAGTTAATTCTTCATTAAAGTCTATTTGCTCGTATATTTTGGTTAAATTAAACAGCGAGTTGATAGTTTCATCTCTAAAAGCATGTTTTTCAGACCTTGGGAATTGTCTATAATATTCATTTAAAGCATCACTATCATTTTTTAATCCTTCTACTTCATTCTCCCAATGAGAAACGACTCCCGTAAATACCTTTTCGCCATCAATTCCCTCAACCGGGTCTGATGGCGTGTCGAAGACAGGATATCCGAACTTATCGATAAAACCTTCGTATCCCCATTCCATAGGTATGAACAAAGAATATAGTCCACTTGTAGTCTGGCCATTGCGGTTTCTATTTGTGACATCTGAATTATTATATAATTTTTTAAAATGATCCCCTCCTTTTGCCAAAGCATTAGATGTAGATCCCATCATGCACTTACCGACTATTCTGGCTCCGAGGCGGAGACACGTCTTGGTGACCCTCCAATTGTTGAGTATGTTGTCCGGCCTCTCCCATTTCCCCGATTCGTCGTGGATGAGGAGTTGTAATTTCTCTCCATCATACGAGTTGTCTCCTGTATTCTTCCAATCGATTGTTGTATCGAGCCCCTGCCCAAATTCCTCCTGACTATAGGTCTCTTTGATGGCGTTTCTGGTAAGTCTTCTTGACGGTATCTTATAGGAAAGCTCCGTTTTGGGTCTTTCCATCCCATCCTGTATTGGTTTGAAAAAAAATGGATAGTTGATGGATATGGGTACAATCTTGTCTGTAAACATCTTCTTCGCATCTGCTCCAGTTTTAGATAAGACCCCAAATCTAGAGTCCTTGGAAGTTGTTGCCAAGTTAACAGTCTCTGAGGATGCCATGAAGCTAAACCCAGACCGTCTATTCTTGAGGTAGCACATTCCATAAGATCTTTTATCTGCCTTGCACGCCTCCCAGAAATAGTAAAATATTCTATTCGCTTGCCTAAAGTCTGGTGCTCCCACGTCGATTTTTGTCCAATTGAGATAAACATAGTGCGATCCCGTAATGTAGTTCGGGGTGCCGTTGCACATGAACCAATACCCATCGTTACGATAATTAAACTCCCTATCAATATATTGATAATATTTTTCTTTAATATCTTCGGAATTAGACTGAAAATCATATATTGTTTTTATTTTTTTTAATGAGGCGGGTTTTTCAACAATTTTAAAAAATTGATCCGTTTTCTTTAAATCTTCTCCCTGTATTTTACTGGGAGTTTTAGGTATTCCTACCTTAAGATTTTGTATTTCATAAATATCACCTAATGTACCATCTTTGCTTATTATTACGCAGTCAAGTTCTTCGTTGTACCCATACTGATATTTTTTATATCTATTATTTCTTTTAACAGATTTTTCTTTTAAATGATCAGTATGAATTTTATATAAAGTTTGCTCGTACATTATTTAATTCTTTCTTCAACACCTAAAAATGCTTTATTACTTTTCACATTTTCTTTTTTAGATGTTAGTTCTTCAATTTTCTCTATAATTTTAAGTGAATCTTCTATTGCTACCCATTTTGCTTGAGCTGCTGTTTTTGCTTTTTCAGGATCTAATTCAGATAAATCAATATTTTGTTTAATAACTTTTTCAAGTTCTATTAAGGCTTTTTCAGCCGCATCTATTATACGTTTTCTTCGATCCATAATTAATTGTTACATGATTAGATAAAATACGATACAACCTCTGATTTTCTATTGTAAACTCATATTCAGATTCGGGTTTAAAGCCTATAATATCGCCTACGGATACTTCTAATGAATCTAAATGGTTGTTAGTATATATAAGTTCCCCGACTAAATTTTTATTCGTTATAGACCCCCATTTATCTTTGTTGTCCATAGGCTTAACAAAACAAAATCCCGGCAAACTTGTCCATTTATTATTTCTTTTATAAGCAAATACTTGATCTGG